CGGAAGGCGCTGTTTGAAGAGGCTTCTGAGAAGTCGCCTGGGCCGCCACGCATTTTGGCCATGTACCAGTGGATATGGCTTGCCCATTACGAAGGCTTCAGGAGCGGGTACGAGGCCGGACAGCGGGAGCGCCAGGATGAGCATTGATGCGTTTTCGGTCCTGCTTGGCATCTGCATTGGCTTGTTCGCCGTGGTTTGCGTGCGGTTAGCAGACAGTCTGGTGGCAATACTAAAGGGAAAGACTCATGACCAAACCTGAGATCGACGACATGATGAGCCGCTTACCAAGCCAGAAGCGCTGGGCCTACGAGCGCAGCAGCCGGTATGTTGTAGATGAGGCACTGGCAGGGTTGGCCTTCACGGTCTTCATCGTTATGATTTGCCTACTTTGAGGCGAATCGATAGCGAACCTATTCCGATTTGAAAGCGAACCAAAACCGACTCGGTTAGCGTGGGGTGATGCTCCCAGTATCCGCATCAAGGCCCGGTCACAAGCTGGGCCTTTTCACATCTGCTGATATCCGGTAGAATTACACCTGTACTATCAAAAACAAAAGAAAGCCATGGCTCAACAGCGCATTTACCTTGTCGGCACGCCCGACGGAAAGACCCGGCTGATCAAGGCGGCTTTGCGTCAGCAGGCACTGAGTCATGTTGCGAACACGATGTTGACGGTTCGTGTTGCGTCGCAAGATGATCTGGTCGAGGAGATCGGCAAGGGCACCCCGGTCGAGCAGTACAAGAACTTCGATCATCCCGAACTGATCGAGGGTAGCGAGTCACCAGGGAATTGAAAGCGAATCGGTTCGTCCCGGCCCTGTTGACAAGGAATTGAGGCCGCATCTATGATCTCGCTCGTTGGCGTAGGAACCGACATCAAGAACCCTTGCTCATGCCTCTCGCCCCGGAAACGGGGTTCCTACCGGGGGGCAGTAGCAAGGGTTTTTTGTTTCCACGCCAGCCGTGACCCTCACGAGAGTGAGCGCTTGAATGGGCGGCGAGGGACGAAACACCGGCGAGACTTCACCCGTCTGCCAGCCGAGCGGCGTGTCTGCGAGCGACCGCACAAGATACCTGGGACATGGGTGGGACAACCCGGTATCGATGAATCGCAGCCTCAGGGTGCTCTGGTCTCTTCGGAGATGGGAGGGGCAAGGTAGTCAACGGCTACCACCCTTGGGTAACCCATTCGGTTAAACTTGGCGCATCACAAAAGACCGGAGAGGAATATGGCCAAGCCAGAAACCCCGCGTAAAGCCACAAAAACGCCCGCCAAGGCACAAACGCCCAAGCCCATAGGGTTAGAGCCCAAGAAGACCGGCAGGCCCTCCAAATACACCCCAGAGATCGCACAAGAGATGTGCAACCTCTTGGCTGATGGAGTTCCCCTCAGAGAGATATGCAGGAAAGAAGGGTTCCCGGCATGGCAGACAGTCTATGACTGGATGGTGCGAGACGATCAGGCTGTCGCTTCTGGTGGCGGCGTCGGCCTTTCCATAGCCATCGCACGCGCTCGTGAAATTGGCCAGGACGCTATCGCCGAGCAGATCTGGCTGGACATGATCGCGGAGCCTGAGCGGATCCTGTCTGAGGGCGGTGGCCGGGTTGATTCTGGGTATGTCCAATGGCAGAAGGCCAAGGCCGAGATCGGCCTGAAGTTGCTGGCCAAGTGGAACCCCAAGCGTTACGGCGACCGGGTTCAATTGGCCGGGGATTCTGAAAGCCCCCTGAAGGTCGAGGTGGAGTCCCAGGCTGAGCAGATGATGGCCGCCCTGCTTCAGAACATCGAGTTGAAGCGCCAGGATGGATCTCGCTGATCTGGCGCACCCTGAGGTGCAGGCAGCCTTCCGGGCGCTGCCTCCCTACGAGCGGTTGGCCAAGGCGTGGCGGCTGACATGGCTGCACAAGGCCCTGGCGCATCAGATCCTCCCCCCTGGCGATTGGTGGTCGATCTGGCTGATGCTAGCAGGTCGGGGAGCCGGGAAGACCAGGACGGCCGCCGAGCAACTGGCGTGGTGGGCCTGGGAGCATCCGAAGACCCGGTGGTTGGTGGCCGCTCCCACAAGCGCGGATGTCCGCGGCACCTGCTTCGAGGGTGACTCCGGGCTGGTGTCCGTGATCCCCGCGGCGCTGATCGAAGATTACAACAAGGCGCTACACGAACTGCGGCTGGTCAACGGCAGCCTGATCAAGGGCATCCCGGCCTCGGAGCCGGAGCGCTTCCGCGGCCCTCAGTTCCACGGCGGGTGGTGTGATGAGCTTGCCGCCTGGGAGTACCTGCAAGACGCCTGGGACATGATGCAGTTCGGTCTGCGGCTGACGCTGGGCGACGGATTCAAGACCCGCCTAATATGTACAACGACGCCGAAGCCCAAGGATTTGATCCTCGAATTGATCGCCCGGGAGGGTGACGATGCCGTGGTGACCACGGCCTCGACCTACGACAACATCGCGAACCTGTCGGACAACTTCAAGCGCCAGATCCTGTCCTACGAGGGCACGAGGCTGGGCCGCCAGGAGATCTACGCCGAGATCATCGACCCCGAAGAGGGCGGCATCGTCAAGCGGGAGTGGTTCCGCCTGTGGCCTGACGGCAAGGAGTTCCCCAAGTTCGAGTACATCATCCAGTCTTACGACTGCGCCACGAGCGAGAAGACCCAGAACGATCCCACGGCCTGCACGGTTTGGGGCGTCTTCAAGCCCCTGGATGGACCGATGTCGGTCATGCTCATCGACGCATGGCAGGATAGGCTCCAGTACCCGGATCTGCGGCCGAAGGTGGTCGAGGAGTACGGCGTGGTCTTCGGCGACGGCAAGGAGAAGAAGCGGGTGGATCTGATCCTGATCGAGGACAAGAGCGCCGGGATCAGCCTGATCCAAGACCTTCAGCGGGCGCACCTGCCTGTCATGGCCTACAACCCTGGCCGGGCGGACAAGATCCAGCGTCTGAACATCGTCTCGCATATCATCGCCCGCGGTCGGGTCTGGATCCCTGAGTCAAGCCAGCGGAAGGGCTTCGTTCGCGACTGGGCGGAAGGGTTCGTGAGCCAGATCTGCGCCTTCCCTGAGACGACGAACGACGACTATGTCGATACCGGCTCGCAGGCCCTGCGCTGGCTGCGCGATGCTGGTTGGCTGGAGGTCGATCCCCCGCCGGAAGAGGATTGGGACGAAGAAGACTACGCCGACACCGGCAGGCAGCGCCGGGTCAATCCATACGCTGTATGAGGAAACCATGATCAGCATTCGAAAAGAAGGCGACTACTTCAAAATTGGCTTGAACCTGTGTTTTGCCTGGAGTCGATTCTCGGCTCACTGGGTGTGGTACGACTTCGCAAGCCGCACGGGGTCAGCCCGGGGCTTCACGATCAGTCGCAAGGGGTTCCGCCGCCGGTCAGAAACCTGGAATGTCATTGAGAACTACTTGTCAGCGCATGGAATGTCTGCGGTTCTCACCGAGGTTCTCGAGGATTTGAAAGACACCGAGCGCTGGGCGCAGACCCGCAGCGAGCGGGGAGTCATCATCAAGCCCAATAGACTTGACAGGGCGTGGCCATTATGATGCCGGGGTTGATTCGCCAGGGGGAAGGGCATGGCTGACCGGCAACCAGGATTCTTCGAAGAGATCGGTGAGGCCATCACTGGGTCTCGCCGTGCCACGCCGGAGACGCGGTCCCTGCCCGAGTACACGGGGATGCCGGAACTCAACCGGCTGACGCTGCCGAGCTTCAAGGCGGCGCTGGGCACCTTGCAGTCGTCACCCGATGAAACCGTCCAGATCCTCCAGGCGAACTTTCCTGGTGTTCAGGTGCGCCAGGACGAGAAGGGCAACTACATCCTGCGGTCGGCACTCGATCAAAAGGAGTATGCGATACCCCCGGGTGTAAGCGTAGGTGATATTCCGCGTATCATATCGGGTATAGCTTCGTTCGTTCCTGCTGGGTTGGCGAGCACGATCCCGCGGGCTGCTGGCGTAGCTGCCACCAATCAGGCGGTGATCGAGGCGTCCCAGGCGGGGACGGGCGGCACCTTCAACCCTGAGGATGTGGCGATTGCTGGCGTCCTGGGTGGTGCGATCCCGGCGGTGGGCAAGGGCATCAAGGCGGCTGCGCCTGCGGTGACCGGTGCCGCGAGGATGTTTCGCCGCGGGATGAAGCCAATGGAAGTCCCTGAGGTTCCGAGAGTCAAGGAGAGTCGCTATGAAACAGCCCAAGAAGGCCCGTTCTACCGGGTTAAACCCCGAATTGCTCAAGGAACTGGATCAAAAGATCGAGGAGTACGAGAAGAAGTACGGGATCCCGCAGGTGCCGGAGGATTACCTGGAGACGATGTTTCGCAACCAGTATCGGATGAATCAATCCGGGCGACGCTGAAGGATCCGACGAACTTCGTCCATCGGGCGGCGGATGACTATAGCCAGCGGTCATCTGGTCAGGCGTACACCGAGCCGCAGATGCCGCCCTCGAGCCTCGCGAAGCAGTCGGCAATCGGACGCACCTTCGAGTTGGCGGCTGATGAGGATGACGCCTACAAGAAGACAGTCTTCGAGGCGTATGGCAAGCGCTACCCCGAACTGGTCGAGGCGACCGGCGCACAGAACTACGACCAGTTGCTCGAGGCCGCCTATCGTCAGTTGGCCAAGGAGACGACCGATCAGTTCCGCAACCTGCCGGTCAATATGTCGTATCACCGGGCGGGGGAAGGCAACTATCAGTCCAGCGGCGAGATGCTGCGGGACATCTACGGCAACCGGCACCTGTATGTCTACCAGGGCGGTGACCCTCACGACTTCCTAAACGCGGTCGACCCCGAGACGGGCCTGAACACCAACGAGATGTTCCGGGCTGTGCACGACTTCTACGGACACGCGGTTCACGGCAACCCGTTCGGGCCGAAGGGTGAGGAGATCGCTTATGGGGCGCATTCTCAAATGTTCTCGCCCCTGGCCCGGATGGCCATGGCAAGCGAGACGCGGGGCCAGAACTCGTTCGTGAACTATAGCCCGATCAACGCCCAGTTGATGCAGCGGATCAACCGGTTGAACGCGAACCGGTACGAAGCGGAGCGGCGAGGGCGGGACAAAGAGGCGGCCGATATCGACGGCATGATCAAAAGGGCGTGGAAGGAATTCCAGTTCGCCCCGCAGAAGAGCGTGCTGTTGCCGCCTGAGTTCCTTGGCCTGGAGTACACCGGCGGGATGCCTGGGTACATCCAGCCGCTGATCCGGCCAGAGCCTGGGACTGCTGCTTCCGAGATGCTGACCCACTTCAGTCATGTCCCCGATCTGGTGGCCACTGACCCAAGCCGGTACGGGTCGGGGATTGCCGGGCGGGAGATGCAGCGCCTGAAGGAGACGATGAACCCCGTGATGGAGCGCTCGTACTTCTACGCCGGGGATCCCTCGAGGGTGCAGCCGGAACCCGGCCTGGGGCGCTTCCGATACGGAACCCGAAGCGAGGGGCTGTACGACATCGAGAAGGATCCGCTGCTCCTTCGCACGCTGGCGGCCGAGGCCAACCGGAGGCCGTACACGGCGAAGTACAACCAGGGGCTGACCGACCCTTCCCAGGCCTTCACTGATGTGGAGCGCATGGCCAAGGAGTACGGCTACGAAGGCCTGATGAACCCGAGCCAGGGCACGGCCATCATGTACCGGCCGACACCGGTCCAACCATTCAAGAAGGGCGGCCTTGCCGCGATCAAGAGGAGCCGCTGATGCCTACCGTACCAGCAAAGGCCGCAGAGGCCGCCAAGACCCGTCTGAAGCGCCTGCTGGGCATGGAGACGCCAAAGGCAGAAAAGCTGCCCGATCTGGAACCGTTTCCCAATCCAATCGAAAGCCAATCGGTTTCCAAGATGGGTGAGATGCTGGAGTCGAAGACCCCGCCGATGACCACGCCGCAAGGGACGGGGCTGCCGCTGATGCCTCGCGGCCAAGGGATGTACACGCCCGGCGTGCCGCAGGTGGATCTGCCTCGGATGCCCAGCGTGGACAAAGCCCGGGCGGAGGGCAAGAGCCCGAAGTACACGCCGCGGATGCAAGACCTTCTGGACAGCCCGACCGCCCGGAAGAAGGTCGATACCCTGATCGAGAAGGGCAGGAAGCTGGGCATGACCGAATGGTATGGCACCGAGCCTCTGCGGCAGGTGGCCATGGATCTGGGCATGAGCCAGAAGGAGTTCGACGCCTTCCTCGCGCAGATGGCGTCCGCGTCCCAGCGGAACCCGGTGGATCAGCAGAACCGCATGGGGTCGTACCTGTGGCACCTGAGCCAGACGGGCGGCTTGCCGGAAGATGCTTTCCTGCTCACGAACAAGATTCGCCGGGGCAAGGAGCCTATGCCTGAAGGCACGCCAATTGAGTTGCCGCCTGGATACGGGTCGCTCGCCCAGGGCGACATCTTCAGCCGCGGCAAGCAGATCGCCGCTGGCGACATCGAGGGGGCGCTGCCGCCGGACCGAAAGCTCGGCACCTTCTATCGGAACTACCAGGGCAACCTGCGGCCGGTGACCGTGGATGTGAACGCGGTGCGAGGCCCGATCATCGAGCGCGGGGATCCGCGTTGGCTGGCGTCCAAGCTGGTCGAGAAGGATGACGAAGGCAAGGTAATCGGCGAGTACTTCCCGCGCAAGGATGTCGCCGAAGGCAAGATGTCCCTGAAGGAGGCGAAGGAGCGCCCAGGGTTCTGGGAGGCCGCGCCGTCGGGGTCTGAGTACGCAGGCTTCGAGGACTTGTGGCAGCGTGCCGCCAAGCGGAAGGGGGTTTCCCCGGCGGAGGCGCAGGCGCTTGGTTGGTACGGGTCTGCTGATGTCACGGCGCTCAAGACCAAGCCCGAGTTGTACATCGACAACCTCGAGCGCATGATCCGCCGCACCGCGGAGCAGACCGGCCGCAGCCCGTTGCAGGTAATGGAAGAGGTGTTGCGCGGCAAGGATTACCTCCGCAAAGAGGGTGGCGCGATCACCAAGGGATACAACGAGGGTGGTCTGGCCGCCGCCGAACCGACGCAGCCGAACGAGGCGCTTGCCATGCAGATCTTGGACATGGCCAGAGGTATGGGAGTTAGCCCGGAAGAGGTGATCATGATGCTCATGGAGCAGCAGACACCGCCCGGGATCAACGCATAAAGGAACTGGAACATGGCCACACAGATGCCGATTGACCCCGAGTACGGGCGCTTCGTTCAGGGGATCCCTGACGATGCTTCGCCCGAGCAGCCGCCTGAAGAGGCCATGGAGGTCGAATTCGAACTGACCGACGAAGACCTCGAGGAACTGCCCGATGGGTCTGTCCGCGTCCGCCTGGATACTACCGGCCCGATGGAAAGCAAGGACTTCTACGAGAACCTCGCGGAGACCGATGTCCTAGACATGGCCGAACAAAGCACGATGGCCTTGCGGTACATCGAATTGGCCGAGAAGGACAAGGAAGCCCGCAAGCAGCGAGACAAGCAGTACGAAGAGGGCATCAAGCGCACCGGTCTGGGCAACGATGCCCCAGGCGGCGCGAACTTCAACGGCGCATCGAAGGTCGTTCACCCCGTAATGGCCGAGGCGTGCGTCGATTTTGCTGCTCGAGCCATCAAGGAACTGTTCCCGCCCGACGGTCCGACCCGCACGAAGATCCTCGGCGATGTCGATGAGGTGAAAACGGCCATCGCGGAGCGCAAACGCGACTACATGAACTGGCAATTGTCGGAGCAGATCGAGGAATTCTGCGACGAACAGGAGCAAATGCTCACTCAGTTGCCGCTTGGAGGCTCTCAGTACCTGAAAATCTGGTACGACGAGAAGAAAAGACGGCCTTGCGCCCAGTTTTTGCCCATCGACAATGTACTTTTGCCCTTCGCAGCGGCGAATTTCTACACTTCGCCCCGGATAACGGAGGTCGATGACATCTCCGAGTGGGAATTTCGCTCGAGAATCACCTCCGGGCTGTATCGGGACACCAATCTCGTCCGGGTGACGATGGATCCCGAGCCGACTGGCCCGCAAAAGGCCACGGACAAGATCGAAGGCAAGTCGCCGAACGAAAACGAAGACGGTTTGCGCCGGGTTTTCCACATCTACACTTGGCTGGAACTGGAAAACGACCCCTACACCAAGGGTGAGTCGGCCCCGTACATCCTGATGATCGACGAGATCAACACCGAGGTAGTTGGTCTGTACCGAAACTGGGAAGAGGGCGACGAAACGATGACGAAACTCGACTGGATCGTCGAGTTCAAGTTCATCCCCTGGCGTGGAGCCTATGCCGTAGGCCTGCCGCACCTCATTGGAGGCCTCTCCGCGGCCCTTACAGGCGCTTTGCGGGCCTTGCTGGACTCTGCCCACATCAACAACGCTGCGACGCTCCTGAAGCTCAAGGGAGCGAAGGTATCGGGCCAGTCCCAGCAGGTCGAAGTCACCCAGGTGGCCGAGATTGAGGCGGCCCCTGGCGTGGACGATGTCCGCAAGCTGGCTATGCCGATGCCATTTAACCCGCCCAGCCCGGTTTTGTTCCAGTTGCTGGGCTGGTTGACGGATGCCGCCAAGGGCGTGGTGACGACGAGCGAAGAGAAGATCGCCGACATCACTTCCAATGCGCCGGTGGGCACCACGCAGGCCCTGATCGAGCAGGGTGCGGCGGTGTTCTCCTCAATTCACGCCCGCCTGCACAAGTCGCAGGCCCGGGTGCTTCGGATCCTGTCGCGGATCAACCGCTGGTACCTCGATGACATGAAGCGTGCCGAGGTCGTGGAAGACCTCGATGTGAAGCGCGAGGACTTCGCCCGGGTGACGGATGTGATTCCGGTATCCGACCCGCACATCTTCAGCGAAACCCAGCGCATGGCCCAGACCCAGGCGGTCATGGCCATCATGGAGAAGAACCCGGATCTCTTTAACCGCCGGGCGGTGATTCAACGGTTCCTGAAGCAGATCAAGGTGCCGGGTATCAACGAACTGATGACAGATGTGCCGCCCCCGGCGAAGATGGACTCGGCCAACGAGAATGTGGCGATGTCCATCGGTCAGGCTGCGTTCGCGTATCCCGAGCAGGACCACCTGGGCCACATCCAGGCTCACTTGGACTTTGCGAAGAACCCGGTGCTGGGTTCAAACCCGTTCATCGCCCCAGGGTTCTTGCCGAAGGCCATCGAGCATATCAAGCAGCACATCGTGCTCTGGTACCTGTCGCGCATGAACGGCTATGTGCAGAAGTCCATGGGCAAGAAGCTGGGCGACTACGACCTGCTGGACGATCCGAAGGCCGTGGACAAACTCTTTGCCCTGGCGAGCCAGCATACCGAGATGGACACGCAGGAAACGCTGCAAGGCATCCTGCCTGTGATCCAGAAGATGGTTCAGGATCAGCAGAAGTTCAAACCGAAGCCCGACATGACGCCCGACGCGCAGGTGCTGCTACAGACCAGCATGGCCGAGACGCAACGCCGTCAGGCCCGCGATCAGGCGGAGATGCAACTCAAGGACAAGCAGGTTGCGGCCGAGATCCAGCGCGAGATGGAGAAGCTCGCGTTCGAGCAGCAGCGTGCCATGGAAGAACTCCAACTCAAGCTGGCGCTCGCCACTGGAGACATGGAGTTGAAAGAACGCATCGAGACGGCTCGTCTGACGAGAGATGCGGCGCAACTTGTGAACGACAAGGAGCGCATCGTCATCGACTATCAATCCAAACTCGGAGGTTCAAGTGGCTACCAATAAACCGCAAGACAGCATGATGATCCCGATGCACAAGCGCATCGCCATGGGTGAGAAGCTCGACGGCTCTTCGCTCCAACCCAAGGGTCAGCAGCCTGCCCAGCAGAAAGGAGGCCTCTCGCAAGCGAAACCCAAATAAAACCAAATGGCAACTATTTCGGATCTGATCGGCGGGATCAAGGCGTCGCAGGCTCAAATTGCCTCGTCCTTGGCGCAGGGAAATGCGCCGAATTGGGACGCCTATCAACGGCTGGTTGGAAGACACGAGGGACTACAAGAAGCCCTCGACATACTCGATAACATGATGAAGGAACACGATGAAGATGAATGAGCCGGTAGCGGTTAACACCGCTGAATTAGCTTGGGCATTTCCGAGCGTAGACCCCGGTGCCAAACCTCTTGGCGGACGCATTTTGGTTCAGTTGCGCCGCACCAAAAAAAAGGCAACGAGTGCCGGGATTATCTTGGTCGAAGAGACCAAGGAAACCGAGAAGTGGAACAACATGGTGGCCAAGGTCATCGAGGTCGGCCCATTGGCGTTCAAGCACCGCGACACGATGGTCGCGTGGCCTGAGGGCGCATGGTGCTCGGCAGGTGA